AGTTGTAGTTTTTGAGTGAACCCCTCTCGGGTTCATATCTACGTTTTTCGATTTGGCTACACTATCCTTAAGAGCATCTGCGCGTCCTTGCTCATAAAAATGTTGTGCTATTTTATCCGAGTTCATAGCCGTAAATAAAGACTTGTGATAACCCTTAGCATCTGACATTTCACCTTTTTCATTTAAGAACTTCTTAATAAAGTTGTTAATGTCGCTTTGAGATTCTTTAACGTCTGTAGCATTGTTCACTTTAAAACGGTATTTTTTGTCTCCAACCGAATAATCGAAACCTTCGAACTTATCACTGAAAACTTTACCTGTTTCTTGTTGAAAACGCTTTAATTGTTTATTAGCTATCTTAGCTGACTCTTCGCTTTCTTTATTATAACGATTGAAAAAATCAACCGCTTTTTGTTGTTCTGGATTTAATTTTGATCCAGCTTTTATTTCTTCATAATATTGACTTTTAAGATTGTCTAAATGATTTTTAGCTTTTGATAACGTTTGTTTACGTTCTAGCTTTTTGCGTTTTATTTCACGCTCGTCATCTACATCTTCGTCATATGAAAACTTATCTTCCATTAAGAAGTTTATGTCTTCATTATCTAAATTAGGATTAGTGGTTTGATAATACTCACGCAATAATTGATCTTCATTCAAGGAAGCGTAATCTGTATTTAATCTTACATAATCTTCTAAAGAGCCACCTGTGTCATTAATAAAGTCTACAACTTTTTGAATATTTTCAGGTAACTCTACTCCGGCTTCTTTAGCTTCTTCAATCGCTTCTTCAACTTCTTCCTGAAGTTCTTCTACAACCTCTTCAACTTCTTCGTCGGTTATTTCCTGTAGTACAGGTTGTTCTTCTTGCGCTACCTCTTGCTCTTCAACAACATCTTCATTGCTGACACTTTCTCCGGTAGGCTCTTCATTTGTTTCTTCGATGTTTTCCTCTCGTACTCCTTCGCTAGTTTCGGATTCGTCGCGTACAGGAACCTCATCTGTGCTTTGCTCTTGAACGGCATCTTTACTAAAATCAAATTTTATGTCGCCGTCTTCATTAACGCCAACAACTGGTTTAACTTCTTCACTCATGATAAAATATTATATAATTATATATTGTTATTATTACTTAGGTTCAAACGTGTTTAAACCGAATCCACCGCCAACAATATCATTTCCGGCAGATTCAAAATTTTTGGGTGCTGATTGCGTTTGTCTTTGTTCAATCAATTCGCTTTGTTGAGACGCCTCTATTCTAGAGCGCTCATCTTTACGGTCTTCTTTTTGTTTTTCTCTTTCTTTTAACCCGTCAACTTCAATACCTTTAAGTTGCATGTTATATTCAAACTCAAGAGCCATAAGTTCTTTCTTAGCGGCTACCTCAGCGTTTAGCTTTTGTTGCTCAAAATTAGATTCCATTTGCTTCATCTGCATTTCTATTTGCATACTTGCTTGATTTTTTTGAATCTCAGCTTGAGCTGCTACTTGTTGAGCTTGTGCGTTTGCTTGTGCTTGTGCTTGTATATTTTGTTGCTGCATAGCCTGATCACGCTGTAATTTTTTCTTACGACGTAATTTTAAAAGCTGGTTAGCTAACTTAATATTTTTTACTTCTCTAATATCAATAGCATCTTCTAAATCAATAAGTTGAGCAGATAAGGCTGTTTGAATATTATTTTCTAGTCTAGCTTTTTCTTCGTCATCTGGAGCTAATTCTAAGAATATACCAAAATCGTATAAATGTAAATCACCCAGCTCTGCTAATGTCATTGTATTAAAACCACCAATTTTTTGTACAAACGCTTCTGCAGCATCACCGTATTCTAAAACATCAGATATACGTAAAGATAAACATTCAGCGGTTTCTGCAGTTAAGAATAAACCTGCGTCTAATATATGACGAGTTGCTGTATTAGAATTCGCGGCGGCTAATTTTTGCACGCCAACTAATGCTCTTGAATCAGGCGTAGAACCATCGCGTGCTTCATTAAGACCTGTTACATCACGAATCATTTGCATATAATAGTTATATGTAGTGATAAGTGTTTGCATTTTATTACCGCCTGCCCCTGTGGAAATAGGCTGTATTGGTACTTTGCCTGGGTTCATATCGCCGTCTTGTGTAAACGAACGGCCGATAACAGAGCCTGTTTGGAAGAACATGTTTAACGCTTCTTGCGGATTATAGTTTGTTCCATTACCCAAATCAATTTCAGCTAAGCCATCTGCGTCAAGATAAACACCGTCTGGCATCATCTTTTGCATAACTTGCTGTAGCTTTAAATGAGTTAGCTGAATCATATCTGCAAAACCTGTACATCGGCTTACTAATGATTCAATACGGCCTTTATACATTCTAGGCGCTACAATACTATAGTTCATTTTAACTTTAGTGTAATCGCTTTTTGGGCGCATCATGTTTTTACACAGCTCCCATTTTAAAAGCATATCAGTTCCTAATACTAATACACCGTCATATAAAACCTCTATAGATCTAGATAATATACCAAATTCTTCGCTATCAACAGGCGGTTGATATGTATCATCTCTTTCAATAGCTTTGTCTGCACCTGTAGCAGTTACTTTAGTTTTATAAACTTCATTCATATAAGTTTTATAATTAAAGTATAAAACTTGAACTAAGTTATTGTCTTTTCTTCTTTCAGGTACATATCCTTGTCGTGCTCCACCTTGATAGTCTCTTGTAGACGTTTTAGTAATTTGTTCAAGATCCTCATTTGTTAAATTAGGAAACTGCTTTGCTATTTCATTTATAGGTATTAGCTTAACTTCTCCAACATAATATATATCTTCAAAGTACGGAGACTCGGTATATGAATAAACTATATTAGCGGGATCTACATAATCTACTGTAATTCCTTCTGCTGTATTAAAAGAATTTTTTACACAAGCAAGACCAATCGTCGCTAAATCGTAATATGCTCTTTTCTTTATTAGCTCATATCTATTGCCGTCTAATAAAGTGTTAATAGCTGTTTCTTCCGCTATTTCAATACTTTGTTTGTAGCTTAGCTGCATATGTAGTTCCAGCTCCTCTTTTGATTCAGGTAAAGTATCGGGATCGTTTTGATATAGATTAATACCAAAAGCTTCTTTAGCATAATCGTTTATTTCTCTAGTACGCATATCTGTTAATACAGATTCTAAATACTTTGTTCTTTTTTCAACACCGTAAGGATCTTGAGAATATGCTTTAATATCAAAAGAACGATCAGCAATACCATTAACTACAATATCTACAAACTTAGATAGTACAGGTACAGGTTTCCAATCTAAATTAAGATAAGATAAATCACCATTAATAGATAATTCATCTTTATATTTTTGTATGCTTTGTTCTCCTCTAGCATACAGCCTTAAGTTATGATAAGAGTTTTGATTACTTCTATATCTAGCTGTACCACTATCGTTATTAAACCATTCCTGCTGAATAGCCTTGCCCACTTTTAGTCCGTATTCATCAGACATTTTTTCTTGGTCGCTAGCTACTTGGCTTGGAAAGTAATTTGAATAGCTCATATTTCTATTTTATTATTTTTGAAGTCACGCCGCTTTGATTATATCTAGCAACTCTTAAACTTAACTTTTGTTTTTGTATATTAGCAACAGGTCTGTATAAATCTTTATGACACGCCATTATTGCAAGTCCTGAACTAATGGCAGCATCAAATTTTGTTCTATTGTTTATATCAAACTTAGACCAATCATTTAATGTATCGTTAAAATACATAGTGCCATAGTTACCTTCAGAAATTAATCCAACATGATCGTTGATATACATTTCAATTGCAGCAGCATGCGACTGCTTCATATCCATACTGGAGTTTGGTATTCCTCCGATTTCTTTCTCAGTTATAGAAAGCTTATTCCATAATCTGTCAGGTCGGTTCATTGAATAACCCCTATATCCTCTACGCTTAAAATGATAAAGTAACCTAGGTTTGTTATTCTCAGCAAGTATAGGCATTCCGTAAAATACGCACGCCATTAGCACGTCTTCGAAAAATATCTCTGCTGTTTGAGGCCTAGCTATATATTCTAAAAAGAATGAACTAGGTGGCGCATCTTCCATTGTATACTTAGTAAGCCCGTGAAGCGCACCCTTTGAGCCCTTGCCGTCAGTCGTTCCTGAAATATCGTAACTATCACAGCCAAATGCACCAACGTGTTCATTGGCTGGATATTTAATTCCATTTTTAGTTATCCACTTATTTTGTAAATGAAGACCAGGTATCCAAGACACTTTAAATCTGCCTTGTGGATTTGGTATAAATACTACAGTTGTATCTTTAACACCGTTAACCCATTGAAAACTACCTTGTGATACAGTATTAGTATTACGTAGATCTTGGTTATAATCAATCTGTTCGTAGATTTTTGTTAAGTTAAATATACTATTTTTAGTTTCATCTCTAAATGCGTGGTCTTCTGTACGCGGAAACTGTCTATAGTATTCATTCAACGCGTCTTGGTCTTGTCTAAGACCGTCAACTTCATTTTCCCAATAATCTATAACACCTTGCTCAATAGTATCTCCTAATGGATCTACTGTTTTTTCTTTTGGATTATTAAATACAGGTTGTCCATATTCATCTATAAATCCTTCGTAATTCCATTCCATAGGTATAAACAAAGAATATAAACCAGACTTTGTTTGTCCGTTAGAATTACGTTTGCTTACATCAGAATCACTATATAGCCTTTTAAAATTATCGCCACCTTTATCTAAAGCATTTGATGTTGAGCCCATCATACACTTTCCGATAATACGAGAACCTAACCTTAACGTTGTTTTGGTAACTCGCCAGTTATTGAGTATGTTGTCCGGCTTTTCCCATTTACCACTTTCGTCATGCACAAGCAACTTAAGCTTTTCGCCATCGTAAGAGTTGTCGCCAGTGTTTTTCCAGTCAATTGTTGTATCAAGTCCTTCAAGTTCTATCTGCTTTTCTTGTGACTGTATCGATTTTCTAGTGAGCTTAGAAGCTGGAACTCTATAAGCAAGTTCGGTTTTTGGCCGATCCATACCGTCCTGGATAGGTTTGAAGAAAAACGGATAGTTAACTGAGATGGGGACAACTTTGTCGGTAAACATTTTTTTCGCATCACTACCTGTCTTTGATAAGATACCAAATCTGGCGTCACTTGATATGGTCGCCATGTTGACAGTTTCACCGGATGCCATGAACGAAAATCCACTCCGTCTGTTTTTAAGATAGCACATTCCGTAGCTTCTCTTATCAGCCTTGCAGGCTTCCCAAAATATAAAGAAGAGTCTATTTGCTTCTCTATAGTCAGGGTGTCCAACATCAATCTTTGACCATTGCAGGTACATGTAATGAGTACCAGTAATATAAGTTGGTATATTTTTGTTGTAAAACCAATATCCTCCTTCACGTCTGTTAAATTCTTCATCAATATAACCTTCCCACTTCGCTTTAAACTCGTCCGGATAGTTTTGCCAATCAAATATACTTTTAATATTTTTAAGCTCCTTAGGATAGTCCGAAACAATCCATTTATTAGGTCCCTTTTTTAAGGTTTTAGGCTCAGGTGGTAATGCAATACGTAAATTTTGTATTTCAATAACCTGGCCTATCTGACCTGTTCTGCTTATTACAACAATATCGTGCTCTTTATTGTATCCATAGTTCCAGGATTTAGAGCGATTTAATCTATTTATAGTTGTAAACTTTATAGGCTCTACAACTTTTATTAGATCTTGTTGATACATTATCTAGATCTTTTTTCAGCAAACCCGGAAAATGTTTTCTTTTCGTCTTCTTCTTTAGGTTTGTTTTCAAGAATACGTTCTTCTTCTTCAATACGTGTAAGTATTTCAAAAGCATCAAATATTGCTAGCTTTTTAGTTGCCGCTGCGTTTTTTAATCTATCGGCAGATACATCATCTTCTGTATTAGTAATGATTTTTTCTTCTGCTACTTTTATTAACTCATCAACCGCTTTGCGACCAGCTAGGATTATATTCTTCTTCGTCTCCTTGATATTCATATTTAATTGTAATTCTATTTAGTGGTATTCTATATAATCGCTCGCCTTCAATATTAAATTCATATTCGCTACTTGGTGCAAAACCTACTAAATCATTTTTATAAGTATCATTATAAGAATACTTGACAATGCCTTTTAGTGGCTCTTCTTTTTCTAACGAGAACTTGTCTTTATTTGCAATAGGCTTTACAAAACAAAAGCCTTCAACACATTGCCATTCTAATTTACGCTTATATGCATATATTTGATCTGGCTGCACAAAAAAGTTATCTTCATTATAATAGGACTTACTATTTTTTTCATCGCCTCGGATATCTCTAAATCTACGAAATACATTATGATGCAAAATAACTTCGTCGCCTACATTTATTTCTGTAGTAGAAGCAATAGGTAATGCTGTTACAACACCGAGTCGGCTGGTATATTGATGGTTTTGAACTTCTGTATTTAAAAGCAACTCTTTACCGTCTATTTCTTTTTTGCCTGATGACCTAGATACTTTAGGCTTCACCATAAAGTTAAAGACGCTTTTCATTAGTACTTTAAATCGTATTCAACAGAAACCGCCATGTTTTTATTAAAATCTTTCCAAGGCATTACCTCGTCAGACTTTTGAATATAGATAGAATACTTATCTTCTTCTTCTATAATGTTAACTATAGTATGGCCACCATATACTTCCTGTCCAACAGAATAGTGCATAGCGTCATTCTTATAATCCTTACCAACACTTATTTTTCTAATTACTTGCATGGGTAAG